AATGGAAAAAAGAAACTATTAAGAATACCTCATTACAACAATTTCAAACAGAGTTTGAGTGTGTTTCGGGTGATACAAAGATTACTCTCAAAGACCCCGATACTGGAAAGATATTTAATGTAAATATTGAAGAAATGGTGAAGGAAACTTGGCCAAATGTCTAAAACATATGAAGTGTTATCACCATCTGGGTTTGTAAAGTTTTCTGGGATACAAAAAGTATCACGCAGCAAATATCGTCATTTTATTTTTGATGATGGTGCTGAATTAAAGTGTTCCCTTAACCATAGATTTGGTAAAGATGAGATATTAGCATCATCACTCTGGCGTGGATCAGATTTGCAGGGTAAAAATATACTTTATGCTGAAGATGTTGAGGAAGATATTGATTTATACGATTTGTTAAATGTTGGTGGTGGAAATCTCTACTACACTAACGGATTAGTATCACACAACTGTGAGTTTCTTGGTTCTATTAATACTCTTATATCTTCACAGAAACTTAAAGTATTACCTTACAGAGAACCTATACAATCAAATGCAGGCCTTGATGTACATATTGTACCACAAGAAGGACATACTTATGTTATTACTGCTGACGTTGCTAGAGGAACTCAGAATGATTATTCTGCATTTATTGTGGTTGATGTATCACAAATGCCATACAGAGTGGTTGCAAAATATAGAGACAACGAAGTAAAGCCCCTTCTATTCCCAGCGAAGATTTATGATGTTGCTCGTGCATATAACCAAGCATTTGTTCTTATAGAGGTAAATGATATTGGTGAACAGGTTGCCAACACTATGCAGTTTGATTTAGAGTATGATAACTTAATCATGGCATCGATGCGAGGAAGGTCAGGACAGGTGCTTGGAGGAGGTTTCAGTGGGGGTAAAGCACAACTAGGTGTAAGGACAACCAAAGCAGTTAAGAAAATAGGATGTTCTAATCTTAAACAATTAATTGAAGATAATAAACTTATTGTAGAAGATTTAGATATTATTAGAGAACTATCCACATTTATTGTAAAGGGTTCTTCTTATGAAGCTGATGATGGGTGCAATGATGATCTGGTTGCGTGTTTGTTTATATTTGCTTGGGTGACAGATCAACAATATTTTAAAGAATTAACTGATAGTGATGTGCGTATGACTATGATGCAAGAGCAACAAAATGCATTAGAACAGGATATGGCACCATTTGGTTTCGTAGTTAATGGTTTAGAGGATGAGAATATAGGAAATATGGTAGATGAGTATGGTACAAAGTGGGCTGCAGTTGTGAGAGATTATGGTTCAGATTGGTAATATTAGATAAATTCTAATAAATCATTATCAACTTTAATCCAACAATTAGTACATAATATGATACTTTCATCAATAAGAGAGAATATTTCTTTTCTACTCTTAGGATTAGTACCAACTCTCTTTGTAATTTTTCGTATTTCTGAATCGTGTGGATAGTATTTTAAACACACAGTTTCGCTCTCACCACAGTGTTTGCAAGATTTTTCTGCTAGATTATCATTTAATAGGATGATTCTCTTACGATAGTTTCTACGAGCTACCTTTTTAATCGTGTCTTTATACTTTTCATAATGAGCATTTACCATGTTAATATTTATATGTTATAACACTTATAAAAATAGGTTTTGTAAGTTTCTTTTATTATAAATATCTGTACAAAACAAAAACCAACTCTTAAAGATAAGGAGTACAATTTATGTCTTTTCTAGTTTCTCCTGGCGTTCATGTCAAAGAGATTGATTTAACTAATGTCGTTCCATCAGTTGATACCACAATTGGTGCAATAGCAGGCCCGTTTGAAAAGGGCCCTGTGTCTTCAATAGTTACAATCACATCTGAAGCTGATCTCCTCAATAATTTCGGTAAACCCAATGCAAGTAATTTTGAATGGTGGTTTACTGCTTCTAATTTTCTAAAATATAGTAACACACTAAAGGTGGTTCGTGCAGCATCTGCAATCTTAAATGCTTCAGAAGCCGGTACTGGTCTATTGATAAAAGATGATGATGAATATCTTTCAGATTATTTTGCTGAAACTGGTGATGGTACAGTAACCACTAATGATTGGTATGCACGTTATGCTGGTACTTTAGGTAACTCAATAGGTATTGAGGTTTGTCCTTCTGCACAAGCATACGAGCAAGACTTGGGTACAAACAACCTAGTTAATGGTGCTGGTGCAGTTGGCGACACAACGATTACGGTTGATGATGCTGATGTATCAGGGTTTGCTTTCCAAGTTGGAGACTTTATCAAGTTTCATGAAGCTTCCGTTGTCACAGGCGTGGTTGCTGGTGCTATTACTAGTTCTATTAACCTTACAGTTGATGGTGGTTCGGGTACGGTTGCAGTAGGTCATCGTGTTATCGGTGCTGGTATTACTGAGATAGTTACAGTTAAAACAGTTACTTCATCAACAGTGTTTGTTCTTAATAAACCTATTACAGTTGCAGATAATGTTGCTTTAGCGTTTTCACCGTATTCAGCTGTAGAAGCTGGAGATACTCAATACGAAGTCACTGGTATTAGTAGTGAAGTATTAAGTATTCGTTTGAAGGATGATGCAAATGAAGGTGGATTACAAACTATTATCCCTGATAATGCTTTAATCACAAGACGTTGGAGATTTTATGATTTATTTGATACTGCTCCTGGCCAATCAGATTACAATTTATCAAATGCCAAAGGTACTGGAGATGAATTACATATTGTAATTTTTGATGAAGATGGAGATATTACTGGTTTTGGTGTAAATTCAGCTGGTCAAAGAGGCAATTCTGTTATAGAAACATATGCTAATCTATCAAAAAACCCATCTGCTAAATCTCCACAAGGAGATAGTATCTATTATCCATCAGTTATATTTAGGCAATCTGAATATATTTTATGGGGTGATCATATTGCTGCTGGTACGAACTGGGGAACAGATACAGCATCTGCTTATACATCAGTTATTCCTATTACCACTGTTTCTTTAGCAGGAGGTACGGATGATTATGCTGTTACTGCTGGTGAATTAGAACTTGCATATGATCTGTATAATGATACAGAAAATGTAGATGTTAATTTAGTTCTTGGTGGGCCAAGTGGTGGTGTTACAGATTCAGCTGCTGGACAAGATACTCATGTTACAATGATTACTTCTCTTGTAGAAGGTCGTAAGGATTGTGTAGGATTTGTTTCTCCATATCGTGGAGCAACGGTTGGTGTTTCAAACTCAACTACACAAACAGATAATGTCGTTGATGCGTTTCAATTATGTCCTTCATCTTCTTACATAGTGTTTGATAGTTGTTACAAATATATGTACGACAAATATGCTGATGTTTATCGTCACGTTCCAATGAATGGAGATACTGCTGGTCTTTGTGCATACACCGATGGTGTTGCTGATCCTTGGTTCTCTCCTGCTGGTTACAATCGTGGAAATGTTCGTGGAGCAATTAAACTATCTTATAATCCAAAACAAGGAGAAAGAGATCAGTTATATCGTCATAGAATTAATCCTGTTGTCAACTTTCCAGGCCAAGGTGTGGTTCTGTTTGGTGACAAGACTGCTCTTGCAAAACCAAGTGCATTTGATCGTATTAACGTGCGTAGGTTGTTCTTGGTTCTTGAGAAAGCAATTGCTACTGCTTCTAAGTATCAACTCTTTGAGTTCAACGATGAATTTACAAGAGCTCAATTCCGTAACTTAGTAGAACCTTTCTTACGAGATGTTCAAGGTCGCCGTGGTATCACTGACTTTAAGGTAGTCGCTGATGCAACAAACAATACAGGTGAAGTTATTGATCGTAACGAGTTTATTGGTGACATATACATTAAACCAGCTCGTGCTATTAACTTTATTACCCTAAACTTTATCGCAACTCGAACTGGGGTTGCCTTTAGCGAGGTAGGAGGTTAATCATGGCTAATATAGATGACTTTAAAGCTAACTTAATCGGTGGTGGTGCAAGAGCCAACCAATACAGAGTAACGGTTACTCCACCACCTGGCATTGCAATTGGACTTGATGTTCGTAGAACTTCATTTCTAGTTACTGCTTCTAATTTGCCTGCTTCGACATTGGGTGAAATTGCTGTTCCTTTTCGTGGAAGAAACATTTATATATCTGGTGATCGTCCAGCTCCTGAAGCTTGGACTACTACCTTTATGAATGATACTGATTTCATGATAAGAAATGCAATGGAAAGGTGGCAGAATGGTATCAATGATTATGCAAATAATACTGGTGTAATTAATCCAGCTGATTATCAAACCGATTTGACTGTAGAACAGTTAGATCGTGATGAAACTGTTCTCAAAAGTTATATATTTAGAGCAGCTTATCCATTGACAGTTGGTGCTATTGAACTAACAAATGCTGAGGCAACAGAAATTGAAACCTTTGAAGTTACTTGGAGATATCAGCACTTTGAACCTTCTGGAGTATCGTTCTAATTTACCTACTAAATAGAACGTAGGAGAAAATATATAATGGCTGAACTTTTCGGTTTCCGTATAGAAAGACCAAAAAAAGCAGAGGGTAGTGTACCATCATTCACTACCCCCACTGCTGACGACGGCACACTTGATATTGCTGGCGGTGGTTTTTTTGGACAAATTTTAGACACTGATGGTAGAGAGAAAACCGATTTAGATTTAATTCGGCGGTATCGTGATATAGCTCAACAACCTGAGTGCGATACTGCAATCGAAGATATAATCAATGAAGGTATCGTTTCTAATGAGGATGATCAAGCAGTGCAAATTACTCTTGATCGTTTACCATATACAGACAAAATAAAAAGAAGAATAAGAGAAGAATTTGCTGAAGTATTACGGCTCCTTCATTTTGAACAAAAAGGTCATGATATCTTTAGACGTTGGTATGTTGATGGTAGGTTATTTTACCACAAAATCATAGACAATAAGAATCCAAAACAGGGTATTATAGAACTTAGATACATAGACCCAACAAAGATTAGAAAAGTTAGACAAGTTAAGAAAGCTAAGAGCACTGCTACTGGCGTTGATATGGTTAATGCCGTTGATGAGTATTATCTTTATAATGAAAAAGGTTTGTCTTCTGCTGGAACAGGCGGTGGTGGTTCTGGTTTAAAGATAGCTCCAGACGCAATTTCATATGCTCCATCTGGTTCTGTTGATGGTAACTCTGGTAGAGTTTTATCATATCTACACAAAGCAATCAAACCTGTAAATCAATTAAGGATGATCGAAGATGCACTTGTCATATATCGTATTTCTAGGGCTCCTGAGCGCCGTATCTTTTATATTGATGTTGGTAATTTACCTAAGATAAAGGCAGAACAATATCTCAAAGATGTTATGAATCGTTATCGTAACAAATTGGTATATGATGCATCTACTGGTGAAATCCGTGATGATCGTAATCATATGTCAATGTTAGAAGACTTTTGGCTTCCACGAAGAGAAGGTGGTAGAGGTACAGAGATTACAACATTACCAGGCGGTTCTAATCTTGGTGAAATTGATGATATCACATACTTTCAAAAGAAACTCTATAAGTCTTTGAATGTTCCTATATCTCGTATGGATTCTGAAGCAGGGTTTTCTTTAGGAAGA